GTTCGCATCGAGTTGACCCATGATGACCATATTCGTGACACAGTTGACTCCGGCTGTAATAGTTTTGTTCGTTTCATACGCGCCGTCAAGGTACATGGTCACGTCTGCATTGCCTCAGGATTTGGCGTGCGTTAAAGCGACGTGATGCCAAACTTGCGTTGTGATGACGGTATTGCCTAAAAGCGTGTTTGCCGAGTTGCCGAGATACAGAATCATTTGATCTGTAGTCGCAAAATTCACCCTCCACCGAAAACCAGATGTCTGATACTTCCAGCAGTCTACGATGGGCGGATATCCCACGCTCTCATCTTTCCATTTCGCCCACACGGACATAGACCAATTTGTGGCGAGCGGCCACGCAATCGGAAGACCGCAGTCCAGCTTGTCATCGTTCCCGTCTGTCTCATAGAGAGATTCGCCGCGTGCATTCTCGTTTGTGTAGTAGTCCTCATGCCATGTCGGCCCGGTGCCGGGCGTTGGAAGCAGATTCGCGTGATAGTTGTTCCCAGAAACATCCAGTGTCTGCGTTGCGTTGGTCGCTTCCATGTTCAGATGTACAAGAAGCAAAGCGGCGTTAGGATCAGTCCAGCTCCTCGCGGCGGGCGCGCTCGCGGTGTCCTCGATGAACACGATTCGCAATGCGCTGGCGGAAAAGATGCCGACGCACGAGAGCATTCCCAGAAATATGAGCCTGTTTCGCATTTATTCCGTTCCAGATACGGTGATATTCAGGTTTTCGCCATCGCTGCTGCTGGTGATGATAACGAATAATTCGGTTCCTGCGGCAACGCTCGCGTCGGCAAACGTCGCATGATTGGCCAGGGCAGGAGTGGCCGTCACACTGGCGTAATTCGTCGAGCATGTCCCGCCGAAAATGACTTGCCCGGCGCTGGTTTCGCAGATGTTGAACACGTTCGTTCCTGCCGACGTGTAACAGAGCACATTCGTCAACGTCGTAGCCTTCGACACACGACCCAGGGTGACGGTATTCGTGTACGCTCCGGCGGATGGAACTTGGATTTGCAAAGCGCGGTCAAAGGGGAAGCCCGTGATATTCGCGCCGTCCAACGTCGGGCTACTACCGCTTGTCACATCCTGATCTATGTATGCCGATATGTCCACACCATCCACAGTGCCGCTTACGGTGATGTTGCCTGTCACATCAAGGGCATCATTGACTTCGACAATATCGTTGCCGCTATTGTCATTGATTTCTGCGCCATTCATGTTGATATTGCCTATCGGCAGCACGGCGCTCAGATTTTCGTATGCTGTCCATCCCGCGACAGCAGATACTCCCATCCACACCTGGTCATTGCCGTTGCTCGTGGTCACATAAATATAATTGTCCGTGCCACCGTCGGTGATTAGAGCCGCCTGACTCGTATTGGCAGGGATGGTCACCTTGAAGGCGTCGTTGATCTCTACAATGTCATCCCCGGTGTCGTCATTGATCGCGTTACCCGCCGTGTCCAGTGTGCCACCTAGTTGCGGCGTAGCATCGTCAACAACATCTTGCAACGCGCTGTCCGCAGTGGTTCCCTGTGCGGCTGTGGCAAAGGCTGTCGAATTACTCAACGCAGCAGTTCCGAGCCCGAGCGTTGTGCGCTGTGCTGAGGCGTCGGCGTCATCCACGAGAGCCCTACCGGCAGCGGTGAAGTCCGCCACATCGGCAGTCCCAGACCCCGTGAAATACGGGACTTTGTTGGCCGCGCTTGTCAGCCCGGCCAGGGCGTCAAGCTCCGAATCCTGTTCTTGCTTGCCAGCCAGGTCGTACCAGTAGCCGCCAGCACCGTCACCGTGGCTCACAAACACGTCGTTCGTCGTGCTGCCGATACTCCAGACATGATCTTGTACGGCGAACCTGGATACCGTTCCGTTCCAGTAGTTATCAACACCTGCCGCTGAGACGATATAGGCATCTTGCGAGAGGTAGACTGTACCTCCGACATTGTCGATGGCGTATGCAGTTCCGTCGTTTGGCGCACTCAACGTCACATTGTCATAGCAGACAAGTTCACCAGCATCGACCTGAATGATATCACCCGAATCCGTTTTGTGCCAGAATACCGCATCCATTTCCAGCGTTGCATGGGTTCCGTTGAGAGTCATCGCTGGCGAAGCACTCGCCACCTGAATGCTCGTGCCAACGTAACCCCCAGATCCCTGAATCATCACGTAGGTAGACGTATTCGTGATCGACATTGGGCTTTCCGTGTAGGCCCCAAGACCTACGTTAATCAGATAGCGGCTATTCCCCGCCGCCTCAGTCGCATCCACAGCCGCCTTGACGGTTAGAAGGGCATCATATGGACTCAGGCCAGAGTTGCTGTCGTTGCCCCCCTTGTCCACATAGTAGACACTGGTCAACATGGCATCAGTGGATTCAACATACTCGGCATGCACATGCCCCTGCGTGCTGACCAGACTGCTCAAGTCCGCCGCGACAACGTTACTCACATGGCCCAGCCCGGCTGAGTCGAATGTGATGTCCTGGAGCACGGTCAAGTAGCTGTAGTCCAGATTCGTCAGGGACGTGTAATCATTGTGCGCCACCGTGATGCTAGGCGTTGTCCCAAAGTTGCCGCCCCCATTCAAGCCAGCGCCCGCCACAATGCTGTAGTTCGTCATCACGGCACCGCTCACCGCCTCATCGTCGTACAGAGACTGACTGACTGTCACCTTGCCCTGTGCGATGCTACGGAAGACGTTCGTCGTGGCGATAGCCGTCCAGACACCCATCTCGCCCTTATACACGCCGTCAGGAATCCCATTCGTGTACGGCACGGTGAACACGACGCTCGTGGCATTCAGAATGCTCAGCTCGCTATTGTCGTAGTTCAGCCAGGTCGTGTCGTTATCCGCCAGACGGAAGGCGATGCTGTTCGTGTATGGCGTGAGCGTCTCGCTGAAGCTGATCGTATTGCTCTGCGAGTTGAAGGCCGTCCACCGCCAATGGAAGTCGTCGAACTCTCCCGTATGCGGGCCACCGATGGTCTTGTAGGCTGTGTTGGTCTGGTATGGGAATGACCAGGCCGTGCTGGCGATGAGCATCAATAACAACAGTGTCTTTTTCACTGGGGAACCTCCAGGCCGGGAACTAGCGCGGGTAACGCACCCGGTGTTCTCGGAAGATGTTTTCGTTTTGTGGACACGGGATACTTGCGAATCATTTCTTCAAGCTCTTTGTAGCGGCGCTGGCGCTTGTCGGGATCGCGCTCGTGGCTGAAGCGTGCGTAGGCGTTTACTAGATCTCGTTTCTTTGTTGACCACGCCCCGTCAAACAAGACGGCTTGTACCATCTCCAGCGTGTTGTGCTCAACCCACCGCCTTTGATCTGCTGGCCGCTTGCTGCCGCTCATATCCGCAAGCCAATTTCGGATGAGTCTTCGGCCTTCTCTCATTAGCCCGAATCGCTTCGGATCTCTGCCTTTTGCTTCGGCAGTCATTCGTGTAATCAGATGATAGAATGGCAAAAAAGCATCGCCCAGCTTATCGGCAGTGGCTGCCATCTTGTATCCCCCACTCCCCCCTTCACCGAAAGTGGTCCAGATGGACTGCGCGGCCTCAGCATACCGTTGAGCTATTGGGCCACCTGGCGTATACCGCAGGATAGATAGCCCGTAGCTTCCTTCGTCTATATCGTATACCGTCTCCATGATCTGATTAACAACTAGGGAGGCTGCGTACCATCCCGCAATATGCGATGCGCCAGCATACATTTTCTGATCGGTATAGCTCGTCGCTTTCCCTTTGGCTCTAGCATCCAAGCCATCCATAACTGGGCGGATGCCATCCTTGTAAACGTCCTGTACAACGCCCTTGGCGAATGTTGCTATCGGCGTTACCAGATTGCCGCCAGTACCAACCTCTTGCCATGCGAGTCCACGCTCCGACCTGGGATAACGGAAGTTCGTCGAGTTAGACAGGCGTTCTGCCGCCATCAGTGCGGCGGCTTTGTTATCCCCTTCTGACGCAAGGCGAGCTAACTCCAACTGTTCTGGACGTGGAGCGAACACGGCACCTGTCAACTTAAGGAATCGTTGCCAGTTCTTTTCGCTTGGGTTTTTGTTGAATCTGTCGAGGGCCTGTCTGCCGGTATCATATCCGTACAGGAATGCTTCAAGTCTATTCTGTGTGTCAGAGAACGAATATCCCTTAGACATGCGGTCCATAAAGCCCATGAAGCCACGCATAGGAGCCCACTCTTGCAAATCTTGGAATAGATAATGCTGACGTGCCGCATCAAGCGATGTCATGTACCGCGCTGCAAACTCTCGCACTTCTGGATCGGGAAACATTTGGGAAATGATCTTGCTTGTTGATCCATACCTGCGCCATGCGGAATACATCTTTGGCAGGTTGCGCCAGAAAAGCGGGTCGCGGGGGGAAAATACCTTTGGCAGCGTAAATGCCGTGTTCTGTAGTCTGTTTCGACCATACCAGCGAGCCAACGCTTGCGGAATACGCACACGGAAAAACTGCCGCATTCCCGTGGTCCATGCCGCCTGGACTGGTCCAAGCTCTTTGTGCACACCGTACATATTGTCAAAGTACCGTCCGACAATTCCTTCCTGGATATTGGCCTCGTTGAGCATTGCTTTAAGATCATCCAGATGCGGCTCTAACCGCTGAATGCTTTGCGTCTTTGTCACATAGCGATAGAATGCGCCAAGTAGCGGATTGTCGGGATCATATTCGGGCCGTTCAACCGTGCGTGTCTTTGTGAAGCCACGTCCAAACCCGCGCTTGAGAATCTGGCCAATGTTTGCCATGCCGCGCTTCCGGCGAGTAGGGGCATAGTTCTCACGTACCCCAAACGCCGCATCGTCAAGCCACTTATCATAAGCCTCTGCACCCTGCTCTTCCAAGACGCGCTTGCCATCTTCCATCAACGCACGCATTTGCGTTTTGTTACCTGCCGGAAGTTCTCCTGTCCGTATATATCGCTGATGGCGTTCCCGCTTGACAAGGGTTTCTTGAGACTCAAAATACTCGTTCATCCTATCAGCCACAATGCGCTCGGCTGGGCGCAGATCTGGCGGGGGAGTTCCGGTGATCTGGTATTGGAAGATACGACTACATGCTGCTTCATCGCGGTGTAACCGCTCTGCCGTTAGGTCCGTGCCCATAAAGAGATTTTTGACAATACGGCCCGAATCATACATTATATCTCGGTGCACTTTCCGAACGGCATTATGCTTGCGGCCTATGGGGAAGCCGGTCTGCTCTTCGGCGTCATACATTGTCCGGTCAATGTCCCAAATGGCCGCAGCGCGTCCTCCCTTCCCTCCAAAACTAATCTCCTCACTAGGCCGCGCCGTGCGTTCCATCTGTACTGTCACGTCCTGGGCGAAACGATACAACGTCGGATGTGTTTCCTTGTCAATGTCTAGGGCGCTGGGCAGTTCAGCGTCTACCTTGGCCATCGTCGGCATCGTCTTGGCGTATTTGACTTGATTCCCATATTTCCCAAGATAGTCGATGTAAGCAGATGCCTCTCCGATGGTGAAGTCTTTGGTGGTGATCGTTCGGCCACGAGTAAATGCTCTGCGTAGCGTTTGCGCCATGTCTTTCGAGAGTTCCAGCTTGCGCTCCATGGCATGCAGTTTTTTGCTTTGCTTGGCTGTACGCTTCGGGGCATCTACATTGAATCCACCATTTTGCTTGAGCAGGCGATGAACATCACTAGCCGTATGTGCGAGGCTGGTGGTTCGCATCTCATGAGCCACAAAGGGATTCAGCTTACGATCTGCGGGTTCGGGCTCAACTTGCTGTCGCAAGCACGTAGGTATCTGTGCTTTGAGAGCAGCACCTAGGCGAGCGATATCTGCCTCTGGCACTTTTCCGCGCAGCGTGCTTAGTGCCTTTCGCGTTGAAGGCTCATATCGCGTACCAGAAGACGCTATCACATCAGAAATGAACGTGGGTAGAGCATTGGCGAGAAACAGCTTGGTGGTATCCTCTGGCTTGCCAGACACCTTGGCCTGTTGCTGAGCCTGTCGCCATGCGTCTGGATAGGCTCCCGTGACTACGGATAGCATGGTATTCAGCCCAAGATCGGCTAGCACTGGCACGTACTTGACGAAGCGTGCTGCAATAGGGGTAGACATGAACGCCGTCGTGGACATGCCTGCCCGTAGTCTGTCGGCACTATTGCCGCGAGTCGTGAGAAAGCTGTACACGCCACGCAAAACGGCATTCCCCAATACCGCCTTTGCACCACCAGCTTCTAGACCAGGAATTGCGAGTGCAGCACCGGGCTTAACGCCAAGCTGTGCTAGCGTCTGCTTGCCAAGTACGCGAAAGCTCGCCTGGTTTGGTGCTGTGCCCTTGATAAGCCCACCCATCATCATCATTTGAAGCAGCCCAGTCATTACGTCTAGGCCACCTTCTGTTATCACCTGTGCGGCTACTCCCTTTGTATCGCCACGTTGCAGCTTGCTGTTCAATCGCTCTTGGAAATCCTCCTCCAGGGCCGTTTCAATCTGGAATGGTTCCCTGAAATTCTCCGCCGTCTGGTCTATGACTTTGCTAATCCAGTTGTCGCCGAACACGAATTGCAAGCCCTTGGCCATCGGTTTCAGCATGTAGTCAGCTTCTAGTTGGGCGATTGCACTGACTGGCTTGACAAGTGCAGTAGTCGCCAATCGCGTTGGGCCACGCCATGCGCCTGCTGCTCCTAACTCTTCCGCGAAGGATGGCGCTTCAGGAATCCCCTCCCGCTGCATCCTGCCCCGTGCGTGTAGTTGTGCCGCTCGTTGCTTGCGGATACGCTCTTTCTCGGCCTCTTGCGGGGCGATAGCCTGACGGACGGCAGTGACAACAGGACGTTCTTCCGGTGCAGGCTCTGTGAGTTCTTTCCAGATGTCTTGTGCTGCTCGCTGTTCCTTGGGAGCGACCTTGCGCGGCTCCGCTGTTTCCGTCGTCAACTCACGCCAAATGTCTTGCGCTGGCGTAGCTGTCGCTGCTTCCTGGGCTGTCTCTTGCCAGACTGCGCGAGCCTCTTCACGAGCAAATGGATCGCTTGTCGGCATTCCTTCGCCCGTCAATTCCCGCCATATATCTTGTGCTGCCGTCTCAGGCATTTCGACTTACTCTATGTCGCTGTCGTCTGTCCCTCGACCTGGGCTCGCATCTCATTGTATGAGTCAATGGCTTCGCCTTCGGTCTTCCCCGTGCGTTCCATAAACCGCTCGACAAAGGTGTCACGGTCTGGCAACTTGCGCCCTTGGGGAGCGCCCGGTGGCGGCAGTGTTTTGGCCTGCGTTTGCATTGCTTGTTCAAGCGTTGCGGACTGCTGCTCAGCGCGCAACGCCATAGCGCTCAAAATAGGCATAAGCTGTTCGGCCTGATCTCGGGACAACATGCCGATATTCTGCATCATGGTGTTTACTGCGTTGACATTGTTGGCATGAGATTCGACCATCGGAGCGAGACGTTGGGCCTCTGCCGCTTGCTGAGAACCTGTTACTCGAGCCCAAGCATCAAGTTGAGCCCTATAGTTCTGCATCTTCTCGCTCTCTGCCGCTATGCGTTCTTGTGCCTCAACTGCGTATTGCTGCGATTGCGTCGTCAATAGGCCAATGTACTTCTGCGCCTCAGTGCTTAGCTCACCGACTTTAACTTGCGCTTCTGCCTGAACTTCCATGCCTTTGCGCTGCGCTTCCTCCTGCGTTTCTCGCCACTCCTTCTCTATCTCTGCGCCTCGCACTGCGGCAGCTCCTCTTTCCTGCGCGGCACCTAGACCGGCCTCGCGCATTCCAAGGCGTTTTTCCCGTGCTTCAACTTTGCGTGTCTCAGCCTCAGTCCCTACAATGTCCCTCTGCAACTCGCGTCCTGCCGCCTGCTCGCGGCCAGCACGTTCGACTCCCATTGCTTCAATAAGCGCCTTGCGGCCCGTGACAGGGCCGATGCCAGTAGTCGTTTTGCCTTCTCGCATAATGCGATGAATCTCGGCAGATTCTCCTGCACTAAGTGGGGCTCTCGGAATCGGAGCACCAGCAGCAGTTTTCTCCGGGACATAAGCCCGTGCTTTGCCACCACGTATGCTTTCCAAGATAGCTTGTCGTGCCCCTGGCCTTGCACCAGCAGGCGGTTCTCCCGGCGGGCCAGCCGGACGGGCAGGTGCAACATATCTCGGAGCTAGCGGTCCAACAGGTTCTTCACGTCGTCGTCTTGCCATTGTCTTCTCCTATTCGTGATACAGAAAATTGGTGGACCAGTCGGCCACGAACCACACGTCATCCACGGTCCAGCCTTCGCTTATCTCGTCACCGTCATCGGGCTCATCGCACCATGCGGGTTGAGCGCAATCGCCTATGTAGTCTGTGCCAGGCACCTCTCCTGAGTAGACCGCTCCTACATGCACCCAGTTTGTTTCCAAGACCCCATCGCCGTTGGCGTTCCAGACATTGCTGTTCGCCGTGCTGTACGTCTCATCGTCGCCACCAGCCGTAGACCACACTGGAGCATAGGCATTATGGTTCACCTTGTTGTGCCAGTTCGTCGGAGCGCGATACTGTGCCTTGTAACTATACAAAGCTGCATAGTAGTCGCCACCGTCTCGCTTTCCGAAGCTGTACTTGCACGGATAGCTATACGCTTCGGCCCAGGCGCCACCAATCGGAAACTGAACGAAGAGATTCGTCACGTATTGCTGCTGCCATTCCGCTTCTGCCGAAGTCTTTGCGTCTGCCCAGTTCGCACAGTTCGTGCCCTGTCCCCACCATTTCTCCCAGCGACATTGATAGCCTGGCGTATCTATTCCCTCATGTGCCTTCACGCCGCATTCCATCTTGCTGATAATGGGCTTCAGCGGAGGCCAGCCGTAGGCATTGATCGTGAAGTCTCCGGCGCAGTACTCGTTCGTGGAGTTCGCCAGCATTGCCGCAATAGTGCCTGCGGACATCCCGCTCTCATGAATAGTGTTTGTGGTGTAGGGAATGCCGCTGAGACCCCAATATGGCGCAGGTGCCCCGTAGACGTACGTCGGTGGCGTCCCACCGGCAAGATAGACGTAATTACTCGGTATCAATGCGAAGTTGCTCACAATCCAGGACTGATTTCCATCGTACATATTCCCCCAGTTAAGCCGCTTGTTGAAGGCTACTGAGTTCGTTTTCTCCAAGCCATCTATGATGTTCGTGAGTTGTTCCTTGCTCAGCCATCCGCCCTTTGTCGCCGTTGTGTCGGGTGCAATATCTCGCACCAACTGGCCAATGTTGCCACGAAAAGTGAGATATGCAGTGATGTCACCGGCTTCGCTTGCCGCAAGATTCGGAACATGAAAGAAGTTCGCCCGTGTATCCCAGTAATTCGTGTGGCTCCTTGGGAACTTGTTCGTGATCCCGATGGCCGTGCACCGCTCGACAAGCGATGAGTACACCTGCACGCTCCACGGAACCTGGTTCGTGTTCCACTGGTCCTGCCACATCCAATAGGTATCCGTAGCACTCGGCCAGTTCGTCAGCGCATCCAGCGTCGTCCAGTTCGTGTCCCATTGCGCTTTGGCTGTACTGGCGAGCATCATCGCACCTAGTATCAGTTTACCCAGACCAGTTGATTTCAAACGACCACCTGCGTTCGATCCCGTTCGCTGGTATCACTTTGTTCGTATCGTCCCAGTTGATATCCGCTATCGGCCACACCTTCACGGTCGCACTACCTGCTGGCATTGTCGGCAAAGTCTCAGGGGTCCCGCCACCTGCCTCAATCACCTTGAACGTCCATGTGGCATTGCCGTAGTCCAGCTCCATGTAGAAGCGTGCCGCCTTCGTGATCGCCTGTGCTGTATCCCATGCCAAGTTGCCTGAGCCGCCCATGCCCGTGCCCAGTGTAATAGTTTGCTGCACATTGTTGATTCTCAGATAGCCTGTCTCAAACTGGACGTACTGTGTGTCGGCTGCTGGCGAGGCAATACTCGTTGTGCTGCACCAGTAGGGGACGTTGACCATGTTGACAGACGGACTGCCGAGAAGAAATACCTCGTCTCCTTGCCGGAATGCCTGGATGTATTGATTGTCTGCTCGTATGGCATAAATCGGACTATCATGCAATCCTGTCAATGATTCTGCGCCAACAGGATATACCATCGCGCCAAGACCTGATACTTCCTGACGAAGCGATTCTATGTCTGTCGCCGCAAGGCTCTCATTGTCTTGACTAGCACCGAGAGAAACATCGCCTTCTTTTGGCTTATCGCTTTGATCATTTGCGATCATGTTGTCGTCGTGCTCGGGTCAGTATCTGGCCAGGCAGTACCAAGCCAGCTTCCTATCTGGGTGTAGCTCCAGCGTTCGGCGTAAAAATTTCCATTCTGAAGGCGCTTCATAAAGCTACCTGTGCCTGAGCCACTTCCGCTATTGTCGAGATGATTCTTCGCGCTGCTCTCAGAACTCGTGTACAGGCATGCTCTCACCAAGACATATTCCCTAAATTCATATCCGAGCCCATTCGCCGCGCCCGACGCTGGCCTTGTCTGCTTTATCACGTTGTAGAGCGTGAAGCTGGCATTATCTGGCAACCCAGCGCCAAGATGAATGCTTGGCGTCATCCCCGTAACGCGCACGGTGTTTGTGCCATCGTCATGGCGCTCTCGGGTGTGCTTATAGAAGGCCAATCCATCCGGCGTGTACGTGCTATCAGTAGACGCCATAATGGTATTGGCGTCAGTGTCAGAGATGTCTCTATATTCCTGAGCCTTGGTGGCCTCATATCGTCCAACAGCAGCCTGCTCCATGACCGTGATATCTGTGCCTGCGCCTTGAGATGCCTGGGCTGTGTCCGCCGTCGGTGTTTGCAAGAGTGGCCGCGTCAGCCATTGGCGTATCGTCGCGCTACCATCATCGGCATCCTGGATGTAGACGAACGAGTTGATCCAGTTATCGCCATCCGTGGCTTGCCCGTCGACCTTCGGGGTGTTGATAGAAGAGACTCCGTTCAGGGCGTCCTTCAGTGTCTCTGCTTGGCTGCGGTCAACATGATCCCAGTATCGAAGGATGAGGTCCGTATGTCCCTGGTCGGCTATGCGAACGCGCTCGGCCTTTGCCGTATTATTGAGTCCGGTTCTTTGGTCTGCGGCAGTCGCCCCGAAGTCCGTTGCTTGCCACCACTTGTTTGCTCTCGCCATGCTATACCCCGTACTCTGCCAACACGTCTATCTGGTTGATGTACAGTCCACTCGGCATGCTGGTGATCCTTATGGCCCACCGCTCCTGGTCGCCCGTCCCGTGTTCCGTGCCGAATTGGCACTTAGAGTGATACTCGTTCTCATAGCGGACATTGTATTCCTCGGCAGGATACCAGTTCTTGCCGTCTTCCTTCATGATCTGGTACTTGATGCGCTTGTTGTCGGCTGTCGTGGAGTGCTCCACATGGAACCGAAGCATGGTCACACGCACGTTCTCGTCACGCTTGTCACTCCGCAGCGTCTTACTTGTCCACCTAAAGCCGCTAGTCGTGTAGTCGTACAACCCGCCATCATTCAGATCCACGACGTACTTCAATGTCCCGTCGTCAGCTATCACGCGACGCTTCACGCAGTCTATGCCGCTGCTATTCGTCCCGTCCAAATGCGCTCCGGTGAAGTTGCCGATGTTGTTCCGGATCGGCTGTGTCCATTCCTTGATCTGCCTGCCGTCGAACGAGAAGAAGCCCTTGGCGTTATTCCAGAAGACGCTCCCCTCAAACGTGCAGACATCCGTCGTGTCGCCTGTCGCCACTCCCCCAGTCGAATCGGACTGGGCTATCAGGGTACGCACAAAGTTCCCGCGAGGATCTATAGCGTTCGGCACCAGATACAGCGAGTCGGACTTGAACCCCACGGCGTAGTTGCCAGCAAAGGCGAGCTTGTTCAGATTGCCAGTTGTATCGTCGCATAGTATCTCCGGAAAGCCCTGCGTAAAGAGATCCGTCCCGTAGCCGGGGGCGAAGTAGTAGATGATGTTGCTGCGGTGTGTGGAGTCGCCTAGCGCCCAACTGCGGTCGTAAGCATGCGACCAGTCGTAGTTGGCGACAGTCATCCCCAGAGGCGTGTGGTCAGTGGTAGGGTCCGCCATAGAGTAGGACGGCGGCGCGGTCCCAGTAGGCAGGCTCCCCGCGTATAGAGAGCCTGGACGATCAAGCCCAAGCCCGTATGCGTCCGGTGTTTGGCCGTCGTCAAGTTTATCCGGCGGTACGTCCTTGACGAGCGTCGCCGGGAACTTCGACGCCAGTGGAGTCCACTGTCCCATAGCCTAGCCTCCAGCTAGTCAATCGCGCCTCGTCCAAGCGTATCCTGTCCATCGCTCGTCTGCGTGTCGTGATGCAGCTCCATGACGTAGAGGTCAAGCGCCCCAATATCTCGCGACGTGCCCTCAAATCGCCGTCTCGCCGTCTCAACGTCAAAGGGCTGGTTCGGACCACTCTGCCTAGGCTTGTAGCCCCTCAGCATGAGATAGTAGTCCGTTCCAGCATCCAGGACGTGCTCGTAGTCTTCCGAGAAAGATATGTCGCTCTTTGCGTTAGATACAGTAGGACGGGTCGAGGTGTTATTGGCATGAAGCCAGATATGCCTCAGCGCGTCCGTTACCGCGTCATAGTAATCTTCCAGGAAGTTTTCTTCCGTAGCACCACGTCCAAACTTACGCCGCATCCGCTCGAAAAAGGCTGTTCCGTTTATGTCCGCCATGACGGGCTCACTTCTCGATCACAAACAACACTTCTACAGTGGCTGCATTCGTATTCGAGTCATATGCTCGCAATTCCACGTTGTCGCCAACAAGGGGCAGCATGCTCAGCGTATTCGTCGCTGGACCTATCATTGTTCCGCTACTGTCGTGTCCATAGAAGCGCGGGAACAACCATCCCGTATCAGCCGTCACATCGTCAGCCGTGTACAACGTCTGCTCGCCACCCGTTTCGCCCGTGGTTGTCACGATGTCGATGTCAATGTCCGGTGAGCCTACGCTACCAAGGTCAACGGCTATGGCATACAGATAGCCGTAGACGTGCTCCCTGCTAATCGCATTGCCAGACGTATTCGTCGCAACCAGACTAACACTCGAATCAGTCAGTGACCATGAGTCCATTTCGGCCCATGTACAGACCACTAGGCAGACGGCAAGCGGTACAAGCAAAAGCCATCCAAACCGTTTCATGTATTCCTCCTAGGGCGGGGAGCATTGAACTCCCCACCCAGGTTGGTTTGTTAGCGAAGAAGCTATTTCACACCCATTGCCATCCAGCCAACGTCTTTAGCAGCCGCTGCCTGACAGGCAAAGTTCGTGGTGGTAATGCTTGTAGCTTCACAGACCGTATCCACGCCAGCGTCTTCCTGATAAGTCAGAATGACTACCGGAGTACCACTGCTGAATGCCGTGGTGAACGTCACGGTTTGGCCATTCGTGCATGTACCAGATTCGATGGCATAGATCGTGGTCGCATCCTTCGATATGACCACATTCCGACTTGAGGACTCGATGTCGTCCGACGTAACCTTCAGCGCAGTGCCCATCGCCAATCCAGTAACAGCGTCGAGCTGTGCGGCTGTAGTCGCCGTTCCGTTTACTTGACTGGTGAAGATAAACGCAGCATCTTCGGTATTGGTCGTCTCGTCGATGATCTCGAACTGGATAGTTGCGTAATCAATCGCCTCAGCCGAATCGTTCTGCGCTCTGCACACAATCTCCATCTGATCGCCAGCGGACATGCTTCCGCTCGGATTTGTGGACTCAAGCCTCACAACGCCAAGCGTAGTGGCATCATCATCAAACGTGATGTCGATTGCCGCATCTGCCGTCGCATTGTCGATCTGCTCACCGTTCTTGAGCGTCACGATACCCTGGTTGTTAACAGCCAGCTTAGTGGCCAGTGTACCAGCCGAATCAATATCGGTTTGGTAAGACATCGTGCCGCCATCCTCAAACAGTAACGCAGTATCGTCACCGGCATCCGTTGAATTATCAGTCGTAGCTCTCAGCGTCACACTACCCGCCGTATCGTTGGGTGTCTTCAGCTCAAAGACCAAACTGGCATCATCGGACGCTACCGTAATGGTGTCGTCCGTGGTGTTGTTGTTAATCGTCTCGCCGCTATCCAATGTCACCAGCCCGTCTTTATCAATGCTCAGCTTAGTGGCCAACGTGCCCGCAGAATCGGCATCAGTCTGATAACTCATCGTGCCGCCATCTTCAAAGAAGAGGGCCATGTCGTCGCCTGCATCTGTGGAGTTATCAGAGATGGCCTTCAGCGTCACATTGCCAGCACTCGTCAGAGGCGATTTCATCTCAACGATCAATGCCGCGTCATCCGATGCAATCGTAACCGTGTCATCGGTTGTGCTGTTATCGACCGTCTCCCCATTCTTCAGGGTCATCAGGCCCTGGTTGCCAAGCGTCCACTTAGTGGCCAGTGTACCAGCCGAATCAATGTCCGTTTGGTAAGCAATCGTGCCACCATCCGCAGCCAACCACGCAGTGTCGTCACCGGCGTCCGTTGAGTTGTCGGTGGTCATTGCCAGCGTGACGCTACCCGCCGTAGTGTTAGGCGTCTTCAGCTCGAAGATCAGGCTCGCATCTCCAGAGGCAACCGTCACGGTGTCGTCAGTGGCCGAATTGTCAATGGTCTCGTCATTGGCCAGCGTGATCTTGCCTACTTGCAGATCCAGCCCATTAGCGCCATCCAACTGAGCAATGGTCGTCTCGGTGCCATCGACCTGCCCCTGGAAGATAAACGCGCTATCTTCCGTATTAGTCGTCTCGTCCAGAATCTTCAGTTGAAGCGTGATATAGTCGATTGCTTCAGCCGAATCGTTCTGTGCCCGAGCGATGATTTCGTAGAGATCGTTCGCCGCCATCGTCGCGCTGAGAGTAGAGCTGTCGATAATAAGCTGCCCTAGTATCGCGCCCGTATCTGCGAAGATGATCTCCACATCGCTATTGACATCATTACGGAGAATCTCGTCGTTCTCCATGATGTAGTCGCCAGCCGTCGCGTCAATGCCGGTCGTCCCGCTCACTTGCAGATTAGCGGCGATAATCACATCGCCACCGGCAGGCGTAATCGTCAAATCGGCAGGAGCCGTGATGTCTCCGCCATCAATGTCGATGTCGCCACTTGTCGTGAGATCACCCATGGACAATGCGCCACCGTTCAACGAGAGATCGGACGTGCCGTCATCATCCGTCGTGATGGCAAATACGCCAGCGTTCCCCGCGGCATCATCCAACGACCACAGAGTCCGCGCCCCGGCATACACGCTAATGCTAAGCGCGATCATGAGGAGCAATCCAATTCCCGCAACCAGTCGCACGCTCACCTGCCCTTTGTCCTTCCCAATCACGCCATCCCTGTTAATGTCGATGCCCAAAATCCGCTCAAGCGCAATCGTGATCTTGCGAATCACGCCCCACGCCTGTTCCAGATCCTTAGCCGACGCTACGCCGGACACTTTGGTCTCGGTGCTTACATCCTTGTCGGATGCCTTCGTCTTCTTTTCGCTCATCTCATTCTCCTTTGCGCCAGGGGGATGGAATGAACCATCCCCCTGACAGTGTTTCCATTAACCCGTTGAACCACGCAGGTTCTTGACCACGTTGAAGGAGTAATCAAAGGCCACCTTCAGATAGCGGCCCCAGATAATCCCAGCGGTCAATTCGCCAGCCGGAAGTGGACGCACAGAGAGAGGATATCTCTCGCCGTAATACAGTCCAGCCTCCGCAGGTTCGGTATGGTCGCCCCAGCAGAACCAGTCGTTCGTGCCGGTGAACCAGTCGCACACCTGAATGTCGAACGTGTTCTGCAACCAGTTAGGCTGATTCAGAGCGTTCTCTGGCATCTTCTCCGCTTTGCGGATCTCGATAGCCTTCTGCTCCAGGTCAGGCGGAACAAGTAGCCGCATGAGCTTGATCGGGTCGCGATGACCCTTATCATTGGTGCTCTTGCGGAAGTTCACCCGAGCCGTAGACAGTCTCCCATGAGTCAGTGCACCAGTATCCAGGTTATCCCACGTTCCTGCTGAGGGATCTCGATACGGATGTCCTGTATCGAGGAGATACATTCCATCTCCACCCGTGTAAGTGGCAAACGCGTTGTTGAAGAGGTCCGCGAGTGCGTACTGCTTCTGGCGCAAGCCACCTTTCATCAGACCAGCCATCATTTGCATCACGCGTCCGAACCGGTCCATTTCCTGCATGTCCTCTGTAACTTTGAGGGACTGCCGGTAGTTGACAGGGGTCAGCGTGATATCCCATCCGGGAGCGACGTGACTGACAGGCAGATCATCAATATCTTCACTCTTGACAGGCAGATCAGCGATGCTGCTCACGTCTGCGATCTTGATGGTGCTGTCTTTCTTGTCGCCACGGGTCGTATACAGATCGTCCAACTGGATCTTTACACGGTCTGCCGTAATCTCTACGGCATCCATTTCCTTGTCCAGTAGGTCGGTGTATACGCGTCGTTCGAGTGCGCCAGGCTGGGCATACCAGTTAGTCAAGGCGCTTGCAGATGCAGTAGTAGGCATTGTTTATTCCTCCTTATGCTTCAAGCGCCGCCGTCAGCACATAGAACTTGCACTTGCCCGGCGAATCCGTGGAGCTGTTCTTGAACGGTTCATAGTCCCACGCAACGTCCGTGATGACTACAGCGTCATGCCCGGTGTCAGACACATCAATCATGTGCTGATTAGACGACACCGTAAGCGCATAAGGAATGTTTTTATTCGTTCGCGCTACGGCTGCGTCCGACGTTGCACTGCACGTATAGCCCTCGAATATGACGGAGCTTGACGGAATCACGCCAACCCACACGTCAGAACTTGAGGTGCTAGCGGTTTGATCCTGCATGAACTGTCCGTCGATATTCACGCCATCGTTTGCGACTGGACTATATGCGCCGGATGTCGCATAACAGAACTCTCCAGCCTTCCACGTCTGCGTATCAGTCGCCCGATGACTCTGTACGTTCAGCTTACCATGCACCACCTTGGGGTTTCCCTTTGCAGAGATAGCCACGGTTAGCCTCCTTTACTCTCGATTGGGAACGCGGCCTCCTCGTCTCCCTTGGCCTTTTCCCATTGTTTTTGCATTGTAGAATCCGACATGGCGCTGGCCATATCCGCGCTCAATGCTTCGGTGTTTGCTAGGTCTTTCTCCGTATGGAACGGAAGTCGATCCGAGGACTCCTTCCCGACTGCTTTGCGTTCCGCAAGCCAGATCTCATACGGGATTTTCATGGCTGGGTCATTCTCGTCCTGCGCCACTTCTTTGTGGTCATCGACGATAGGTTCCCATCCGCGTGCGATCTCTTGATCCCAATCCCGCCTGTCCTTATAGCGCGCCACAACATCCGGAGGCTTGTATCCCGATGGTACGGGCTTATCTCTCCGAGGTGGCGGTACAATTTTTCCGTCTGCGTCACGCCAGAAGGCTTCAGGGCAAAACCTCATCAGCTTTTCTTTGCCCGCGTCAACTGCCGTATCTCCCAGTCCGACCTGAATCCCATGAGCCGTCTTGCGTTTCCGGATGATCTCCAGTTTCCGCAACTGCTCACGTCGCGCCTTCGCGATGTCCTCTTGCAGATACGCTTGTTCTTGGGCATGTATATCCGATGTAGACACCTTCCGCCTCACTGACTCACCCTGTGGTCCCCGTCGTCCACTTCTCGCGATTGGTGTGGCGACTTCTGCGCTCATTAACTAGCCCTCCGTGCACGCTTCCTGCGTTCGATGTCCCGACGTTGCATTTCCTTGATGCCAGCTTCGTCAAGCCCGCCTAGGCCCGTCGCACGCATATGTGCGTTAATGACGGCCAGTTGCTTTTCATCTAGGCTTGACTCTGGTTCTTCTTCCACCAACCGTTTGGTACTGGGCACTCCTGGGGGTGTCTGGGCTGGTGCATTCTTCGGCGGACGCGAGGCGTCCAGCTTATCCAAGACGCGCATAGCGATTTCTCGATCATTGATGCCCATCTCCTGCATGAGCGTATCGACTTCTTTCTTGCGTGCCAGATAGCTCGGATCACGATCCCGGATTTCTGCGAGAAACTCTTGCCGGAGTTCTTCTCGCTGTTTCTTAATCCGCTCCTCAACCCGCGCCGCATACCGTTCCATTGCATCAAGCGCAACCGTCGGATCGTCAGCCGCTCGCTCCTTGAGTTCTTGCCACTCTTTGTCGAGCTTCTCTTGTTCGCGGCTGCCTTCATCTGTTGCACCGAGTTTCTTGGAGAGACGGGTCTGCTCAAGTTCCAGTTCCAATATCTTGGACTGTTGTCTGAGTTGCCCGAGTTCCTCTCCCTGCTTGCCAATGAGCTTTTGCGCCTCATCGTACATCTTCTGCACGTCGGGCGCTTGCTCGCCACTCTCCCGTTCCTGTTCGGCGCTCCCCGCACCCTCTGCGGACACCGACGCAGCGTCTTCGCTCACTTGCTCAGTTGCTACGATTTCTTCTGCCATCTCTGGCATTGTTGCCTCCTAGCGGACCCTCCCAGGCTACCCGCATAAAACAAAAACCAGGAATCGGGACCGATGCGTGAACCAGGAAAAACACACACCGGCTACCCTTCATCCTGGTTTAGATTAGTGGTCGATCAATCTTGTTCGTCGATGATGTTATTGAGGGTGTCCTTCACCTCCTTTTCGAGTGCTAGCAATTCGTCAAGTACCTGGTTGACGCCGATATTCCTCCGATGCTGAAAGTCTGAACAAGTCGGAGACAGTGTTGATCTCTGAACCTCTTGCTGATATTGCGACAGCACCACCATAAGAGCTGGCCATTGTGCCGCCTCGATCAGATGGCCCAACTCTACCAGCCGTCGTGCTGGCACTTCGATCCGTCCTTCAAGGATCGGATATAGCCGCTCTGCCATTATGCTGGCCCTGCCTGTCCGAGATCTCCGTATCCTGCCGCAAGTTGATCGCCACTCTCTTCGCCCGGTGTCTGAGCCGCAGTTTCTGGCTGGAGCGCCGATTGCGCAGGAGTGGCGGCCATAGCCTGTTCCTTCATCTGTTCCGTGAGCTGTATGTGCAACTTGAGCATTGATAACTTTTCGTTGTTCTGATCCTCTTTGGGCATTTGCCCATAGAGCGCCTCGGCGGCATGATGCCGCGAAAGATGCACATCGTTATCTTCACCCTGACTCGGATACTCCATCGTGCCCTGATAAAGCATCATTGCGTTCTCTTCGTCGGCGTGATGCTCTGCATCATAGTCGCCATCGAATGGAAGCACCGCAGGGATATTGTCAACGATCTTTCGGTCTTCAAGTAGTTGACGATAAATCATAAGACGCTGTTTTCGCCCGATGTCCTTCGCCATAAACGGGAAGATCACCTGCAAGAACTTGTCTTGCTCTGCACGCCGTGTCACGTCCGATTCAAAGTGGTCAACGCAGGTAACGCGAGTGCGTAGCGGCCCATACAATTCCGCAGGTCGTATCTCGACATTCTCGCCTTGGCGTGTCACCGTCACAATACGCTTCGGATCGCCATAAAAGCGCCATAGCCGCCTGTACATACTCGCCATCCACGGGAATACCTGATCCGCCATGTAGCGTGTATCCTCCGTGATCGGCTTCAAGCCTTGCTCTAGAGCCTGTTTCTCGCCAGTAGCCGATACACGCGCTCTCGCCATGCCCATGACGGGCGGTGTCGTGTGCAGCGCATCGTCCATCTCGCGTCCGATATCGGAGAGGCTTTGGAGAATCGGCGACGTTGCGTCTAAGATCGGAGCCGGTTTGACTTCGCGTCCAGGCTTGATGTACGTCGTGATATTACCTTCCATTTGTCGGCCCTGCGATAGAATAGATCCGGCCTCAGCCAAGTAAGGCACGTTGACGAGCCTATCCCGCATATCGTATAGCTGATTCTTGGTCGTGTAATGCTCCCAATAGAGTGAGGCGATAAGCTCTGCCGATCCCATGTGCAAGGCACCCTTGTCGTCCCGCATCTCGTGCATGAGCTTGTACATCGAGATCCCGGCCAAGTCTCTACGCTTGCGCAGCATGACACACACCGCGTCGGTCTCGCCCAATTCCCCGCCGAATATCCCTTCCCACCATTCCGTTGCGGGCGTTTTCTTCTCATCCCATACGCCGTCATCATTGATCGGCGCACGCAGGAATACCCGTTTCATCTTGAAGGCCCCGGTCGCGTCCTCGTCGCTTTCCTCATCCGCGTTTTCGGCGCGATGCCGCAATGTCTCGTTGTCTCCCTCGTTGACATAGAGATGCTTGGTCTTCAGTTTGTCGAGATTCGTATAGCCGTTCTTTATCCGGGCCTGCTCCATCAGCTCAGGCATGATCGCGTTGAACTTCTCAATGGTGCATACCCACCGTTCTTCGTCGTCAACCAGGTTGTCAAAATAGAAGTCTTTGATGTCCACCAAGCGCAACGTGGGATGATCTGCGATGATCTCTTCCTTGTCCTTGAAGTCGTAGGCGGTCGGAATACCGTTCTCATCGTAATCCGTCGCTACGCGGTCAGGGATCATGCGCTTGCGACGATCCCACTCTATCGCCATCACTTGCAGGCTGTTCTTGCCGCAGAATAGCAGGGCGTCCTTCAGCTTCGCAGGCACGCCGTCCATCGACCATGTTAGCTCATTCAGCAGATTGTGATAGTCGGCGACACGCTGTCCCTCGTTCTCGGTGTACTCGTCTGTTCCCGGCAATGGCTCCTCGCGGAACGGCATCTTGCCTTCCTGGAACATTATCATCGAGCGGTTGCTGGTGCGGACTGCCACACGCTGATGGAAGGCCGTGGACGCGACGTTCGATCTTGTCTTCTTCTCCGTGTCGCCATCCTCGTTGGTGTTGAGTTGGTCATTGCGCCGATAGGTGGCCGTGAGAGACGCTCGCCACATGGCATCCCATTCGTCCAGCTTCTCGTCAAAATCTTTTCTCGCGTTGCGGTTCTTGAACTTTCTAAGCCATGACGCAGAACGCTTGCGGAACTTGTTTACGGTCTCCTGGGCCTTCTTGCCTTTTCGGGCCGCGATGTTCTCCGGCGGATCTTGGTAGTATGGCTTCGCCTCTTGCTTCGGCTCGTCCATCTCGACCGGCACATCCACGACGGCAGACATAGCTTCTGTAAGCTCGATGACTTGTTCTTCACTCATGGCAGATCGCAATCACGGCTGATTCGTCAACATAGTATTCGTCTTTGTCCCATGGCGTTCGCTTCGTGTCCTCGTCTATCTCTGGGACGAGCACGCGGTCACCTTTCTTCAGGGGGTTATTGAGCGCAGCCGGATAGCCGCGCTTCTTGCGGTCTTTCTTCGGCATCCTGCGTGGCTTTCCACAGCGAGCGCCAACCGCAATCACTTCGCATTCGAGCGTGTCGTCGATGTTCTTGTCTGGCTTATACAACGTGACATCGCGGCCAGCATTGTCCTTGAAATGCACGTCAAGCGGGGCGGCGCAGTGGTGGACTAGAAGCCAATGGCCGGGCAGAAAAGCGAGGAGAGGCTCATCGCCGTCATTGATAGGCGGGATGGCAAATAGAGACTGGTTCTCTTCCATGCTAGCTAGGTCTAGCACAGACTGACAGGCTTGTCAAGACAAAAATGGACAGGAATGGACAATAGGGGACAAGTGGCGCATTAGTAGCGCGATTTTCCACTTATTGCGCTGTTCTCAAGCCTCATGTTCCATGCGTCAGCCATGTCGCCAACGCGCCCGTATGATCCAGACGGGTTACACTCCAGGGGGCACATTGACTTGTGCCGTCCATACCACTCAAACCCGCCGCCCAACTCAAGCACGCCCATGTCACAACCGCAAAACGGGCAGGGCTTGAGAACAACGGAGTGCAGGCGACTCCGGGTTCCGCGCTTTTTCTTCATATCAATCGTCCTTTCCCCGGAGCGCCTGACTCCGGGCGTTGGAGCGATGCTCCTCATTCCACAGCTTCCAGCAAGTCCGCGAGCAGAACCGCTGCCAGTGTCCGAACGTCTGGTTGGGCGTCGGCGGGTTCCATCGCGGCTTGAACGTCTCACGGCAGTACGGGCACTCACGCATGACCGGCTCAGTGGAAAACAGGCTACAGTCTGCCAAATAGTCCGTGTCGAGTTGCCATCGGCTTTTCATTGATCCGCTCCAACAAGCCGCCTGCACGCTACGTCGCTATCGCGCCGACCGTGAGGCTCGACGTTGGCATGACGACGGCTCCACCATTGCACAAGTGCGTTCGCCCCACAGTTCCAGCAGTATACGCACCGCGCCGCGCCGGATTCCACGCTGTAGCGCTCAGGTTTTTCGCCAGCAATGTGTACTGTCACCATGCGTTCTTCAACTTCTGACTCTCCGCAAAATGGACATGCCAACAAAGAGGTGGACGGCGACATGGAAACCGCGCTGACCTCCTCGGTTGATTCGTTGCGTTGTTCAGCGGTTTCCATGCGCGTCACCTCCAGCGTTCGGTGTAAAGAACACGCCGCCGCAGGCAGGATCATCGTCGTGCGAATAACCCTCCCATCCCGGCTTCTTGCAGCCGATCGTCAACCCTCGGTCAATTTCGTCTTGGCGTGGATTGAACTTGTGAACCCACACGCAATTCGAACACCGAACAATCGGGTCGAGCGTACCCGAAACCCGCACCTGCGTTGCCTCTGTAGTCATACGTCCTCCGAGCGGGTTTCGGGCCGCTCACCCGTAGCGTTCGGCTTCACCCTGCGCCAGTGGTCCGTGACCTCACAAAAGTGCATTTCAAACTCGTCGCCTTTTGACAAGGCCCCGCTGGGGTCTCGCACAAACAGACGTTGTTGATCCGTGATGTACCCGGTTACTACCAGCGGAAATTCGTCGTGTCCGTTCTGATTCACGATGTCCCCAATGTCATACGGGAACTCCTCTCGGATTGTTTTCCGGGCCCGCTTGCATTCGCACGTCATTTGCTACCTCCATCTTGCCGAACAATCGCGTCCAGCATATTGTCGCTTCGCGCCAAATGCTGACGCGGAGCGTTCTGTGTACTACTCACCCGTGCCCTCGCGCACCCGCTTCCACGGCTTGCCGCACCCGTCGCACACCGGTCCTGGGTGAAACGTCACCGTCACGGTGATTGTGTTGTTCTTGCCTTCGCGTTGCTGAAACGTGAATCCCGGTCGCATGGCCGTCGTGTTGCACTTGCAGTCCTTCGCCCATTCAATAATCATCGGTCAATCCTCCACAGAACAAGAGCATTCAGGCGACGCTTGACAGCGCGCATGATGCTCGGCGTTCGGCAACCTTGTCCACTTCATCACTACGCCGTCTTCCGGCCACTCGAACTCGATCCGATGGCGGAGGCCGCAATCACAGCAGCCGTGGAATAGCAGTTTTGTCCCACGCAGGACATGCACGCCGACAATCCCATCCTCGCCGACACACACCGAGCGGCAGGGTTGCCCAACGAGCACGTCGAGCATATTCCGAGAAGGGGGCGGCTTCTCCGCTCGCCCACGCCCTGCGGATGGTTCTGAGGTGTCGCCAATGTTTCCTCGCGTTCGGTTCATCGTGCCCCCTTCTCGGACATGCTCACGTCAACGTTCGGTGCATCTGTATCTTGATTTTCAATCGTAATCCTGACGACCTCAAAATCGTCAGCATGTATTTCTGGATGAACCAATCTTGCAACCGATGCATCTGCCCATGTCGGAAACAATGGCGACCGAGGCATTTCCTCGCCCTTTTTTCGCAACCCAAAGCATCGCACCGAACAAGCGGATGGAGGCGGCGATGAAGGGCGGACAACTTTCTCATTACAGGCTGGAGAGCAAATGCCTTGCTCGTAGTAATCCTTCACGCCATACATCATCTGAACAGCCTGCACGGAATGCCATACGCCTTCAGAACGTACCGCAGTTTCTCCCTCGGCGTTTCGGCCACCTTCTTGTCGTGCATGTCTGCGCCCGTCGCTATGACCGCCTCAGCATCAGCGCACTGGAAGCAGCCTCCGAAGCGCGTCTCGACAGGATCGCCGCAAATCTGGCAACCCCTGCCAGGGCAACCGTCAGTGAACTCAATCGTCGAACAAGGGCTTCCACTCGCACCTTCGGAAGCCGCGTTTTCTTTTGTCTCTACGTTATCCATAATCCTATCCTTTCTCGTTGTGCTCGGCTTCCGAAGTCCGGTGAAGCCCGGCGTTGGCGGCACGCAGTTCGCGATACGCCCGTGCCGCCGATTCTACCGCTTCCATCGTCTCGCACCAGTCGGAATGGTCAACGCTGCACGCTGCGGCCTTGGCGTGTTTGTCGCACGCATCCGCGAGGGCGTCGACAGCAGCCAACAAAGCCTTCGAGCGCGACTGGCGAGAAGCCGCCCGCTCCAACACTCCATTGTTTTCTAAGGTCTTTACATGAAAGTCATCGCTCATTGGTGATTTTTTCTCGCCAGCGGCTCAAGGCTGGCGTTATGCGCCTGCGGCATTGGTCATGCCTTGCGTTCCCTGCGGTGTGTTGTCGTAGTCCTCACGGCGCACATTGAACTCTCCGGCGTACAGGCGCAGGCGGTATCGTGTCTCGCATAGCGCGCACACGATGTCGTCGCTGCTGTAGAGCGTCCATGTCTGATTCCCGCACTCACACGTATATACTTCTGGCATCGTCTCTCTCCTGTTGTCGGCGCATAACAATGAATTGGAGTGTGCGGATTGAGGGCTACAACATGAAGCGCCGCTTTCACGAGCGCTGTCGGTGTCCTGCCGCAAGGGCTGGTCTTGACGCTTGCCACCTTTCCCGCTGTCACGCTTCATGTTGAGCCTCATCCTTGTCGTTGGCAATACCATGCGCTTTGTGACTTTCTTTATCCTGGCGTTCAGTAGACCGTCTCTTGCCCGTACCGTATTGGGTCTATTGCAAGGCGACGCGCTTGCTTCCACTTAAACGCGCTCACCAGGTCTATCTCGCGCCCAAGGAACTTCGATAATGCCGCTTGTTCTAGCTCCATGTCGGCATCGTAATTGAAGAAGTGTGCCGCTAGCTCCGCTTCCGCCCCATACGTCAAGAAGTTCAGGAGATAGTATGTCCATGTCTTCAATGCCAGGCCATCGCCTTGGAGATACTTGTTCTTCTTCCGTTGACTCTCTATGCAGGATAGCGGATTCCGAATGCAGCAGATGTACTTCGCGTCTGGAAAGACCTGGGCATAGGCTTTGGTGAACCATATGATCTGCGGCTCCTTGCATCCCCAGTCTCCGTCGCTACAGGTCTCGCGGTATTCCCGATACTCCGTGAGCCGTTTCACAAAGTACTCGCTTGGATCGTATGTCATCGGATTATGATTCCGTTTCGCCGTACTGTAAATGCACTCGACCTGGTTCATCCCGTAGATGTCTGCGTCTTCGTGGGCCATCAGATTGTGGGTCCACATTGTAATGCCGGACTCGTGAAGTCTTTCGCTCAGAAATGTCGTGCCTGACCCGAATGATCCTACGATGATGACTATCATGGTTGTTCCGCCTCTTGTTCCAACACGTCGGCGATACGCTCAATAGCTTCACATTGCCGTTCAAGTAATTCTTCTTGCCTGCGCTCTGTTCTGGCTTTATCGACATTCGGCATAATCCAGGCGCAACCGCTCAGACTTAACAGGCATATCACAAGCACGAGACTAAGCACTTTACTCATCACTCCTCCTTATAGCTTCAAGAGGCGAACAAGGAAATGGAGAGGGACAAGTGATCCCGCGCCATTAGCAGAGCAGGGCGCGACTTCCCATGCCGAAGCCTCCGCACGCGCCCGATGGTGTTTGGTGTTGGGTTTCACTTGCCCCTCATTTCTGCGTTATCGTTTCCGAAACGAGATCATCGCCGACACATGCGATGCCCAAATCGCAACGACCGTCCACCAGCCGATACGGTTCGTTGCCGCCAGCCAGATTGTCAGTGGGATCGTCGCGAGTAAAGCTAGGTTGATTGTGAATATCTTCATGTTCTTGCCTCCCTATTGCGCTAGACGATGTTCGTGCATTTTCCTGCGCCAGAATGCTGAGTTCGCCGCCGGGGCTACAATTCCATCCCCGTCTGGCCAAAAATAGCGAATCTGCCCGCTCTCCCCCTGCACTTGAGTGTTGTCCAGAAAATGCAATGTCTCCGCGTCTGTCAAACTGTCTTTGACGTAGACGCAATTCCCGTTGATCGCGCCGATCACTTCCCATATTCTGCATGTGCAACTCATGTCGTTCCTTTCAACTCATCTGCGTGTTCAATAATTGGTAAAGCGTGCACGCGGTCTCCGGCTCACACGTCTGTCCTCGATGTCTCGTGGCTGCTTGTGGCCCATGTATGACGGGTCAAGTAGAACGATCCACTTCGCGCAACAGATCAAGTGGTCCTGCTGCGTGTCTAGCCGCTTGCCCTCTTGCAGCGTTTCAATCTCGTCGCGGAAATGTTTCAGCGTGTTGAAAACGTAGATGCGTGCAGCACCCGGCTTTTTTGTGACATAGTGTCGCCGATTCGGATTAACCTCAAACCAGTTGTTCAGGAGATCTAGCGCACCATCTCCTTCCGGCGTTCGGTTCTGCTTGCCAGATGCCTTGCGGCAGTAACAGCCATAGTCGTTGTAGAGTTGCCCAATCGTGAGCATTCCGCGATCCGATGGCGTGCCGAAGCTGCGGCTGTCAAGCACGCTGTCAAAGAACTCTTCGCCGCACATGATCTCCTCGAACGTAGTCCACGTTTCGCCTAGGCGGGGATCGTTGTCTGTCTTTAGGGCACGTCGCTTGTTCCCTGACACCTCAACGATGTTCGCCGCATTCTCCCCGACACTAAGACTCGTCGTGTAATACTCGCGATAGAAGAACAGATCGAAGTCGGGCGACACGGCTGCCCATAGCGCTGCTGTAGGCTTATTCTTGCCGTAGTCGATAGCGCGATACAGTGTCCAGTCCTTCGGGATCTCGAATGGGTCAATCCAGTGCATGGCGGGGTCCCACCTGTCGATGACCAAGCCGCCAACCATTTCCCATTCTGCGAACCAGCGTGCACGGCCTATCCGCTCCGCGTGCTTGTCATTGTTCTGCTTCGGAATGACCACGCCGCGTTCGTACTTCTCTTGCTTTGTCTTGCGATCTATGATCTCATCCGGCACATACCAGCCCGGCATCTGATAGACGGCGATACTGGTGCCCTTCATGTCGCGTCCGTCGTACATCTTCGTCTTGAGCCAGCCCCCGCCACCCGTGTCTGGGTTGCCCTCCTGTACGTGGCCTGTGAGCGTAGCGCATGTCTGTGGCTGATACACCGTTTCCCCATCCACTACGATGCGGCGCGTTGAGAGGCGCTCGAAGTATTCGTCCGCCATCTCCTCAGGCATCTGCTCGTCCCATTGTCCTCCGTCGAGCTGTTTCCCGCTAAGTGCTCTATGGTGCCACTGCGAGTACGAACAGAAATGAAACACTGTGCCACTAACGAGTAGGGGAGGCGCTTCCTGAATGTGTCCATGCCGCAACGTGTGCGCGATAGCGTAATGCCTTTTCTCAAGTTCATACTCCGGAATGAATGTCAGGTATTCGCGCCAGATGCGCTGCATCTTGTTCCACGAGTCTGCCGTTATCAGCCAGTCCTTTGGGCCGGTGTATGGAATGTGCTTGAGCCCATGATCTGTGAAACACATCCAGTCGGGATCACATTTCACGCAACGCACCAGCGAGAAGATCATGCCATGACAAGTGCCGCCACCCTGGCTCACTTTCAGGAACATCGTGAATGTCTGCTCAGTGTTGTTAATGAACTCTGCGCCAGTCGTTCCCGCACCGCAATGTGGTATCTTGTCGCGCTGGATGACGTTCCGCAAGACGCCCGATGGTTGCTTCACCATCGCCTTCAGCTTTGGTCCATGCGGCAGAAAGAACGAGAGCCGATTCTTCTGGTACTGATCCCACATCTCCCGTATCTCTTTTGCGGACTTGCGGTCGTCGGCCTTGCCTTCTTCGAGTTGCTTGATCCGCGCCTCGGTCGCGACGCGCCACTCACCCCGATACGGGAATTTGTAGATCTGAATCATGCGCGTTTCTTTTTCCGCCGATGCGGCTTCTGACCCGTCGCCTTTATGCACGTAGCATAAGCGGCAGATTTCTTAGTCTGCCCCTTCTTGCGCGGCGTGATCGTCCTCGCCACCTTTCGCACACATCTCATCAGTTTGTCTGGCACCATCGTCTTCCTCCATTCGCTGGAACTCGTACAGGTAGAGAAACTCGCCCGTGTCATCAGTTATCCGTGCTACAGGCGAATACACGGCAGTCCCGGCGTCTCCTGGCACACGCAACGTGTCTGTCAGAAACGAGCGTATCGCTGTTTTGGCTGGGGTCGTCATCACGTCCTACTCAACGTCCTGAACGTCTGTCTAAGTCTTCGCAACTTTTCCGACGTTAACGGCGCACCCGGCGCCAGATTGCCCCATCCGCAAATCTCACGCGCCTTCGATTCTAGATGTGGCGGGACCAGAAGAATGTGATCATGGCGCATGGACTCTGTTGAGATCTCTGGTTTTGGGACCTCTTTTTCTTGCGACCTAGCCACCAAGGGTGCCGCTACCGTTGCCGCCGCCCCAATGCCAAGCCTCTTCAAAAACGCTCGTCTGTTCATCTCTTACGTCCTCATCAACGCCTGGCCCGTGGCCGCCACGGTCAGCATGCCATCCTTCGTCATGAGCCCGCTTGCCACATGGCCCGCGTGTGTGTCCCAGTCCACATGCATATCTATCCCCGAATCTTTGGCCTTCTTTGAGAACACCAAGTCTTCTGGAACGGTGCAGCTCGCACTCAGCGTCTTGAACTCGAACCACGGCGATGGCATCAAGTCAAACACGCGAGCTTTCATGACCCATAGACTTCCGCCTATGCCGTCCACCTTCTGCAACCCTACCCCTTTTTCCGTTGCGACCTTCCATCCCCATTTCCCATCC